GCTGACGCAAGGGACGGTCTGCACCCTCACTGCAAACCCTGCCGATCTACCAAAGAAGCCGCTCGGTATCAAAAAGTGAAAGACAGGCGCGTAGCAGAAATGCGCGAATACTATAGATCCAACAGGAATAAGTGGCCTGCCTATACAGCGAAATGGAATAAGGCAAACCCACACAATATGCTGGCTAACACTGCCGCTTACAGGGCAAGGAAGATCAAGGCAACAATTAAAGAAGACCCTGCAATTAATTACTTTTACTACGCCGCTGACGTTATCAGTAAAGTTTACGGCGGCAAGCCAGACGTTGACCACATAGTTCCGCTAAGACACGACAAAGTTTGTGGTCTACACGCTTCCCAGAATCTACAGCTACTAAGCCATTCGGCTAATTGCGCTAAGGGGAACACATGGCTTCCCTAGACCTGTCTCTGCTTCCGTGGCAACAGACCGTAATGGAGTCTGACGCCCGTTTTAAGGTGGTAGCCGCTGGTCGCCGCACTGGTAAATCCTATCTGGCCGCTATTTCTCTCATCCTCAGAGCCTTGGATGGAGAGGAAGGAAAGGTGTTCTATGTCGCACCCACACAGGGACAGGCGCGTGACATTATGTGGCACACCATTTTTGACATAGCTGGTGAGATTATTGAGCGCAGTCATGTCAATAACCTAGAAATTACCTTAGCTGGTGGTAACACTATCTTCCTAAAGGGTGCTGACCGCCCTGATACCTTGCGTGGTGTCTCTCTTAAGTACTTAGTTCTAGATGAGTACGCATTCTGCAAGCCAGATGTGTTCGACAATATCCTTAGACCCGCCTTGGCTGACAGGCAGGGTGACCTATTAGCGATTGGTACACCTGAAGGCCGTAACCATTTTTATGATATGTACACTGGGGCTACACATTGGGAGGGCTGGGAAGCCTTTCACTTTACTTCCTTTGATAACCCCTTAGTACCCAAGTCAGAGATTGAACACGCAAGGCAGACATTGCCGTCTTATGCCTTCCACCAAGAATTTATGGCTAGCTTTGATGCTAGAACAGGATCGCTTTTTGACCCTGATAACTTCATTTACCACGAAAAAACCGATGAACCTGGTGACCACTACATATCTATTGACCTAGCTGGCTTTAAACAGCAAGGCCAAAGGAAGGCCAAGAAGCGTGACAACTCCGCTATTGCCGTTACTAAAGTGGCTCCGTCCGGCAAGTGGTATGTAGAAGATATTGTCTACGGTCAATGGTCACTGGATGAAACGTGCCAAAAGATTTTCGACGCAGTAGAAAAGTACAAACCAATAAAAGTAGGCATGGAAAGGGGGATTGCCCAGCAGGCAGTCATGTCCCCCATGTCAGACCTGATGAGAAGGCGTGGACGATTGTTCCGCGTGGAACTCCTTACCCACGGCAACCAGAAAAAGGAAGACAGGATTGCCTGGGCGCTAGCGGGGCGCTTTGAGAACGGCATGATCTCTCTAAAAAAGGGGGATTGGAACGAGCGGTTTGTTGATGAGGCGTCAAACTTCCCTTCTGCACTTGTCCATGATGACTTAATTGATGCACTCGCATATTGCGACCAGATAGCGCAAATCGCTTATTTGGATGGCATTGAATTAGACGATGAGTGGGAACCCTTAGAAGACGCCGTAGGATTCTAAATGGCTAAATATGAAGGCAGATATGAGAATTTAGAGCATATAGGCGTAGAACACGGCCTGTGTGAGTGGCTTGAGACGTTAACTTTGGAGTGGAGACACCACTATGAAGGAAACTACGAGGACAAGCACGACGAATACTATCGCCTTTGGCGCGGCATTTGGGCAGAGAACGACAAAACCCGTCAATCTGAGCGTAGCCGAATCATCGCTCCGGCACTACAGCAGGCTGTTGAGAGTGCTGTTGCTGAAATTGAGACTGCTTCCTTTAGTCAGGCGTTCATGTTTGACATTGAAGACAGTTCATCGAATCCACCCCCACCCCCGCAAGGCCAACAGCCCCAGAATGGACCCCAGATGCCTATGCCGGGGATGGGTGGTGGACTACAAAACCAGCCGACAAAGGCAGAAACCATTGCTGTACGCGATCAATTGCACAAAGACATAGAGCGCGCTAACTACAGAGCGGCTGTTGGCGAGATTCTTATCAATGCGGCGGTGTATGGGACAGGTATTGGCGAGCTAGTCATTGAAGATAGTAAGGAATATATCCCTTCTACCCAGCCATTGGAGGGTATTCCCGAGGAAGCAAGCCTTGTTGAGTACGGCGTACAGGAAAGGGTTCGTCCAATTATCAAGCTCAACCCTGTTCAGCCTAAAAACTTCTTAATTGACCCTAATGCCACCTGTGTAAGTAGTGCTATGGGGGTGTGTATTGAGGAGTTTGTAGGGATACACACTATTGAACAGCTACAAGAGTCTGGTGTTTACCGTGATGTAGAGATTGGCTTTGATGCTAGCGACCCTAATATTGATGCCGACTCTGAAATTGATGTCCAGCCTTTAAGAAAGGTTAGGGTTAAGCGTTATTACGGTCTTGTGCCAACTGCTCAGCTTAAGGAAGAGGGCGTTGATTCTGATTTGCTGGAAGATGGCAAATATACAGAGGCTGTTGTGGTTATCGCTAATGGTCAAATTATTAAGGCACAGGCTAACCCCTACATGTGTAAGGATCGGCCTATAGCGGCCTTCCCATGGGACGTAGTGCCATCTAGATTCTGGGGGCGCGGGGTATGTGAGAAGGGCTATATGTCTCAAAAGGCGCTAGACGCCGAAATGAGAGCAAGGATTGATGCGCTAGCCCTGACTACACACCCCATGATGGCAGTAGACGCAACAAGAATCCCCAGGGGGGACAAGTTTGAGGTCCGTCCCGGCAAGATGATCCTGACTAACGGCGCTCCACAAGAGTCAATTATGCCGTTTAAGTTTGGTCAGGTAGATCAGATCAGTTTCAACCAAGCTCAGAACCTGCAGATGATGGTTCAGCAGGCTACAGGCTCACAAGACGCCGCTGAGATGGCAAAAGGCCCATCAAGCGACACAACTGCGGCTGGTATCTCAATGAGCATGGGCGCTGTTATGAAGCGTCAGAGGCGCACCTTGGTTAACTTCCAAGAATCGTTCTTTAAGCCGCTAATTAAGAAGACTGCTTGGCGTTATATGCAGTTTGACCCAGAGAAGTATCCGTCAAAGGACTATCACTTCACTGTTGTCTCTAGTTTGGGCGTTATTGCGCGTGAGTATGAGGTTCAGCAGTTAGCTCAGATCTTGCAGGTAGTGCCGCCGCAGTCTCCTGTTCATGGCGCGATGGTTAAAGCCATTATTGAACACATGAACGTGACCTCAAAAGAGAAGCTGTTGGCTGTTGTAGACGCCGCCAGCCAGCCAGACCCACAAGCCCAACAAATGCAACAACAAGCACAGCAGGCGCAGATGGAGCTACAGCAAGCACAGACCGCTGTACTCATGGCGCAGGCTCAAGAGGCTCAATCACGCGCTCAGAAGTACGCTGTTGAGACAGAGATCATGCCGAAAGAAACCGCCCTTAAGTATTCCGATATGGATAAGGACGGAGAGATTGATGACGGATTTGAAAAGAAGATTCAGCTTGCTCAGATGATGATGGCAGAAGATCGCTGGGAGATGGAGAAGCGAGAGCGCGCTAGCAAAATGCAAATGGAGCAGGAAGAAGCCCAACGCAAAGCTATGGAGCAACAGCAATTACAGCAGATGATTTCGTCAGCCGACGATATGTTAGGTCAAGTAACCATTGAGAAGGATGGACCACTGCAATGAGCGATTTCACATTAGTTGAGATCCTGAATCTCGTTCGTGCTGAGATAGCGCGGACTGAGATTGGAGAAGTTAAAAGGATCACTGGCCCTCAAGGTGAGCAAGGCCCAATGGGTGAGGCCGGCCCTCAAGGACCGCAGGGTCCAAGGGGTAATGACGGTCAGCAAGGCCCTGCAGGAATCAAAGGTAATCAGGGCAAGAAAGGCGATAAGGGTGTCAAGGGTGCTGATGGTGATAATGGCGTAGGCATTGCGCGCATTGACCAAGACAGCGTTGATGGCTCTGTTGTCATGTACCTGACTGACGGTACAAGCTACACAGTTGAAATGCCGCTGATAGACAGCGAAGGCAATCTAAGCCAAGAGGTTCACTACAAGTCTGGTGGTGGTGGCGGTGGTGGCATTGTTGATCTATCTAGTTATGTACGGCGTCCAACTGATACTCATGATGGCAGTTGGTTAGTTTACAGAGAGCCAAATGGCAGTAACCAAGGTGAGTGGTCTCCAGCTACTACTGACTTAATTGCTACTAACAGCAGTGTGGTGTTCCGTGATTCCAAGGGGCGCTTTAAGTCTGCTAGCGATGTGCCTGATTTAAATAATCAGCTTGAGGTTAACCGATTTCTTTGGAACGCCATTGAGGGCTTGCTGGAAGAGCCAGAGGCTCCAGAGCTTCCAGAAGACAGGCTACCTATCTATGCTGAAGATGAGCCAGCCGAGTACCCATACGCAGAAGACGGCGAGCCTAATGATTTAGAGGTCGGCGACCAGTGGTATCAGGTTGAAGACCCTGACTTTGATTATGACAATCCTGATCCAGAGGGCTTAGATCTTTATCTGTGGACGCCTACAGAAGATGACGCCACTGTATTTGAGTGGGTGCTGTTTGTTGCTGAGGTGCCTGATGGTGTTGTCATCATTAAAAATGAAGCTCCTGATCCGGTAGAGGATGGGGTTGGAAACGGCTCACTGTGGTTTGATAACTCTCAAGACACCATGCAACTTTATGTTTGGCATGAAGACTCAGACGCATGGATACCTGTCGCTCCCCCTACGACATTAGAGGGCAGGGTTGGTGCTGGTGAGGCTACACAGCAGGCCATCATTGATCAGATACAAGAGAGCCTTGCTGATCAGGAAGAGATAAAGAACAAGGTCAGGGTGCTAGAGGGCGCTGTTGGAAACCACAGCCTAGTGTTCACGATGCTTAACGCTAACGTCAGAGAGGGTGAGTTCAACCTCAAAGATGGCGCAATGCAACTAACAAACACGATCTCATCTGCTAGTTACATTAGTCTTTCTGGCACTGACCGTAACGGCAACACTATTGACCTTGACCGCATTACAGATGGTGATGTTTTGCGGCTGGCTGATATATCTGGTCAGGTAGCGGAGCTAAAGATAAACAGCGGTACGAACGGGGTATTTGAATTTACTAAGTTAAGTGGCGATCTGGACAGGCTTTCAGACTACCCACATGACTTTATTCTGTTGAGTAGCTTTGACCCTGCTGGCCTTGCAACGATTGACTATGTAGACATTCAGTTAGAGTCACTGCGAGCAGAAATCGCATACATGAAGAACAAGCCTCCGGGCAGTCCGTTCTTGTACACAACCTCTTCTCTTGGCACTGGAGAATTTTCCTATACGGACTCTGGTGGGAAAAAGCGCATGAGGCTTAACAAGACTGATGCGGATGGTTTTGCTTGGATGAACAACAGCGGAGTGCAAGACGCCAACACAAGCGATCATTACAGCACTGCCTTCACAGTCAGGTACTGGGATGAAGTCTCAAAGACTTGGAAGATGAAAATGACGGGGTTCCTAACGAGGATTGATTGGCACTCAGATGATGCCTATTTCTACATAAAGCTCGACTACAGCAAAGATGGGGTGGCAGGCTTTAGCAGTGGCCTTAAATACTACATCACCGTTGGGGGGATCATCTAATGTCTTATTCATTCCCTAAAGGCGCTAAAGAGGGCGATAAGGTCACGCTAGAGAATGGCGTGGAATATATCTTTCACAAGGACAAAGCCCGATGGGTGGTCAACTCTGTCACTGACAGCTTAGGTGCAGAGCTTGCTACTAGAGAATATGTGGACAATATCGCTGTCGAGCTAGAAGAGGAAATCGATGCCATTGCCCCATCTGTAGAGCGTGGCGTGTGGACGTTCAACCTTGGCGGTGTTGTTGGAAACAAGGGCCAACTCACCATGTATGACGGCATGAACGGCACTGGCTCACCCATTGGCTTGTTCACTAGCGTTCAGTCGGTATGGCTTAACGAGCTAGACAACGATGGTACGCCGCATGGCTTTGCCAACGTAAACGTGGGTGACCTTATTGAGCTGTTTGTACAGGGCGAGGATGATTACGGCCTGTTTACTGTTGCTGAGGTTCATGACGAGAGTCAAGGCGCGGCCCAGTATTGGGTGATTGATGTTGAGTTTGTCAGGTCTCTCAGTGCTAGCTCTAAAGCAGACAATGCTGATGATGTCAGGGTCAAGATTATCCAGCCCCCCAGTGCCGAGGGCGAGTCCGGTGGTGACGGCAACGACCACCTAAATAGAAAGTACAACATGACAATCGCGTGGAAGTCCTACGCCGAAGACACCTATACGATGGTGGCTAACAATAACGAGAGCAAATGGTCTAACAGTAGCTTTGGGGGCCATGGCGCAGAAGTATTCAAGGACTTATATAAATGGTTTCCGCCAGAAGAGTACGAGTTTATCCCTGGCGATATAATTTGGTTTGAGTTGGA